ACATCTTATGACCATGACGCATATTCATCATGCCTTCATAAATTGCTTTTGGATAAGCATTAGGTGCGCTCGGTTGAGCAACAATATCCACGGTGACTATTTCAAAGTCACTGACACGGCCGTCCAAATCGTTCACGTTTCCGCTACCACGACTAGATACGCCAAGTTTGACACCACTCTCCAACATGGTAGTTACTAACTGACCCATTGGAGTTGGTAAAATCTTTAATTTGCCGAAGCCATTAGCGCCGTCCATCCACATTTGAGTAATCATATGGGATACACGGTCTAAGTTAATTTTTAGATCATCTGGATGGTCGACTTCGCCTAAGACAGAGTAACCACCGGTAATTTGTTCATTGAGAGCATTGACTGCGGCTTCAATTTCAGAAACAGGGTAAACACGCTCATTGGCGTTCTTTACCCCACCCTGAATGAAAATCCCCTTCATATAAAGAGATTTTCCTTTGCCTTCACCTTCACTTTCGACCACCATACCGGCACGGTCGAAAGTTAGATGCTCTTTGAGATACAAAGCCATTTCTCTCAGATTCCTATTAGATGCGCTTCTTAGCAGAAGTCTTACCTTCTACTACGCTCTTGTTGTTTACGCCGCTAGCTTGTGACTTAACTGGAGCTGGAGCTTTTTCGCCCTTCTCAGAGAAGTTGTTTTGAGCTGGAGCATTCTTGAATGAGCCTGCGCCCTTAACTTGTGTTTCGCCTTTAGTGTATGCATTGCTTGGAGCCTTTGGGCTTGTAGGAACAGATTCAGATGAACCACCTGCTTTAACTGCACCAACACCAGCTACTTTTACTTTTGGTTGATTCAATGCGATAGACTTAGCATTTTCGCCATTGTCGCCACCGATTTTAGAACCATATAGACCTGGAACTTGCTTCAAGTTAATAGCTTCTGCTAGAGCTTCTTCTTCGCCAGCTTCTTCACCAGCTTCAAAGTCTTCTGCGCCTTCTTCGTCGTCGGCACCGAAATCTTCTGCACCTTCTTCATCGCCAAAGTCTTCGCCATCATCAGAACCCATGATTTCTTCGAATTCAGCCATCAATTCATCTAGCTTGTCTTCAATAGAAATTAGACGTTCTTCAACTTCGCTGTCGCCTTCAGATTCTTCGCCAGCTTCAAAGTCTACAACTTCGTCGCCATCGTCGATTTCTAGATCATCTAGTTCTTCGTCAGCTTCAACTACGCCAGATTCTTCTGCACCGATTTCGTCTAGCATGCCGCCAACTTGGCCGCCCATGCCTTCTTCGACGGACTCGTCGTCCATCATTGATTCATAAATCTCACGTGATTTCTCAACCACGATATCGTGGAATAAAGCACGTGCTTGTTCTTCGTTTTCGTTGATGATTAGATCGATCAACGCTTCAAATTTTTTGTTGTCCATTGTTTGTCTCCTGATAGAAATGGCTTATGTAGATTTATTTAGTGAGTAGTCACCAAATATGCACAATAAGATAGTATTTTTTGCGTTTTTATTTTTTTGACCAAATAATGGCCCAATTTGGGCCATTATTTAATTAAACGGTTGGTTGTTCTGCTTGTGTAGAGGCACCATATTGTTCATGTACTTTTTTCAGATACTGTTTCTTTTCGTAGTTACGAACGTCCAACATCTTACGTAACTTGCGAATTTGACGTAGAGTTAATTTGGTTTTGCGACTTTCTTTCCACTTCGGTGAAGAGTTATCAGATGCAATATCTTGATAGCCTTGCACTGGCGCATCGAACATTTCCATGAGTTTCATGCTTATATTTATCTTTCTATTACATTCCAGTGCCACCAGGCGCTGGATTACCAGGCATTGGGCCAGCGGTGTCACCAACTGCGCCAGCGACTTCAGGACCCATCATGTCTTCATCGCCCATGTTTTCCATATCTTGCATATCATCGGCAGTCTGTTGATCTGTTTCAATATCGCCAACAGACACTCCAACACTACGTAGATCGTTGCCTTGTGGCTCAACGGTGTCGTCTTTGTTTTGTTCTTCACGCCACATGCGTTCATTCTTGTTGATTTCTTCTTCACTTAGGCCCAAGAAACGCTCTAATGCAAAACGCTTTGAAATGTATGGATATTGTTCAATCGCAGTGAATGAACTCATACGTGCTGTGTCTAATTCACTTTGGCGATATGCGGCAAAGTTTTGTGGTGGATTAAAGTTCAATGTGAACAATGAACTATCAATGTTGAAGCCTCTCCAACGCAAGAACAGTTTGAATTCTTCATCTAGCTTTTGACTGATATACTTTTGTAGGCGTTCGCAATACTGATTGAAACGGAACTCTTGAATCATTGCAGTACCAACACGACCATCACTCAATGGAGTTGTGTTATCATCTGGTCCGGTAGGCAAGTATGAACTTGGAACACGTAGACCACGAGCTAAACGATTGTTGAAGTATTTCAAGTCGTCAATCTCACCCAAATTCTGACCGCCTGGTAACAAATCAACGCTTGATCCACGACCATCAGCAGTGACAGGGAAGAAATAATCTTCGTTCATTGACAATGGGTTGTATGTTGCATCTAATACAGATGAACCACCTTGACTTGATGGGATGCGGCGTTGGTGAATTTCGTTTTTGATACGATCAACGAATGCCATAGCCATGTGAGCTGGCATGTTACCAACGTCAATCTTGAACACTCTGCGCTCAGGTGCACGTTGCACACGATAGATAAGAACTGCATCTTCCAACAATTCTTTTTGCTTATAGACCTTAAAGATGTTTTCTAAAACTGACTGACCAAATGGCCAGAAACGATCAAGACCTTCAGTAAGTGATAGATGAACCACGTGTTTAGCATCTATAGCGGATTCAGTCTGACCTAGAGTGAAACGTGAACCTGTTGTATTATATGGCATTGCAGGGACAGTGTAGCCAGAAGATGGTGAACCACCACCTGTGCCACCTAAACCTGTCGCTGGGTTTGCGGCAAAGTCAGTGTTAGTTTTCTGTGCCGCAGTTAAATTCTGTAAGTTAATGTTAATGTCTTTAACAACATACTGTTCTGGCTTCTTGCCTTCACTTTCATTAACGATAACCTTGATGACCTTCGTCATGTCGATCCAGAACAACTTGAAGTTTTCTGGGTCACGGATGAATACCTGGTCTCCGTATTTTAGGGTATTACGGAATAATTTGAATGTTCTAGTATCGAATTCATTCAACTTGCACCATTGAATTAGCTGTGTTTTTAGCAATTCAATTTCATGTGGTGTTGGTTCTTCATTGAACTCTAGGTCAAATGGAGTCTTATTATGTTCATTTTTCTGCGTGGAGAACTCAGCGATAATATCCAAACAGGCGTTGATTTCAGCGTCAACATCCATCATTTCATATTGGTTGTAACGTTCTACGCGGTTAGGATGCCCTGTATATACTTCAGGTAGCTTGCTACCATAGTTTTTATAGCCGAAGGAATCATTATTCCAACCACCAGTTGGCATGCCATTCTGACCTGGACTACCATTCCAGGCACCGCTATTGCTGTTAATGCCAGAGATTGGACTAGATGTACCTGCTTTGTTGGTAAAACGTTTTTTGTATGACATAATATAGGATCTGAGTTAGTATTTAGCGTTAGGCCATAGAATAATTTAATATCTTGCCCTGGATGTCGTTGCCGTCGCCTAACTTGTTGATTACTTCGTCTAATTTATCTGACAGAGTTTCTACCATCTCGGATAACAATCCGACGACTTCATCTTGTCCAGTTGACGCCATTACAGACTGACTACCCAATGTTTCTTTCTTGATATCTTTGAAGTTTGCTTGTGGTACCACCGCTTCTTTGCCATGTAACATTACTGGATACCCAGATGACGGGCCGTCAAAAATACCACCCGTTCTTGCTCCATTTAATTGAGCATGGAAATGATTGCCAGTGGATTCAGCAGACGGAAAGTTATATTCATCTTGAACATAATCTGCGCCCATTTCCTTGATTGCCGCTACGAGTTTTGCACCTTCTTCTTTTGATGGTGCTCTATCAAACACAAAATCAAATGCTCTACCCTTTGTATGTGTACTGTTTGGGGCCTTTTCGTTATGATGTACATCGTTGAATCCAGTAAAGTGTTGGAACCCAGGAAGTCCTTGTACTTTCTTTGCTAATTCAATAAGTTTCGGATCAATAACAGCGCCTTCTTTTTGTACGTCTCCGGTTTTTCGCAGTTTCAATCCTGCATCAGACAGTGATTGCGCAGATGATGCGACTCCATCGGATGAAGGAGAGGCACTTCCGCCTTGTGTATTTGCGGCGATGCCCGCTTTTTTATTGTTTAAATTTTCAACATAGGCTTGATTAGCCTTGTATTGCATGTTGTTGTTTTTCTTGAAACGCTCAATCTCTGCATCTAGCTTTGCGGTCTCCTGGGCTGCCTGTTCTTTGGTAAACTTCTTGCCACCAGACTTATCATCACTAGGTTTCTTGCCTCTGAAATATTCCTCGAACTTATCGACTGTTTTGGCAAACGCATCGATTGCTTTTTTGTTAATATCCACTGAATTACTAAATTTCAGAGCGGCAGTATCAATCTTAATTGCTGTCTCAGTGTTAGTTCTGTTTATATCAACATTTTTGGCCGCCGCGCCTCCCTTTGCTTCGCGTTCCTTTGTCAATCTATCGATAAATTCTTGTCGGTTATAGTCCGGTCCTAGTCGTTTCTTTTCAGCTTCTTCTCTTTCTTTTAGGGTGGCTAATATCGCTTGTTGGTCTCCAGCAATTACTGCACTTCCTCCCAAGGGCCCAACGTTTGCACCTAGACGGGTTGCACTGGCAACTTTTTTGGTTTGTTCAATGTAGCCCTCGCGGGTCATTATATCCATTTCTTCTTTTGATTTGCCACCTTTGTTAAGAGCTTCTAGAAGACCTTTGTTTTGAGCCATTATTCGGAATTTGGCACTATCTTCACTCGTGATGCCGCCGGCGGCAGTATACTCTGCGGCACCTTTTGCCGCACTAGCATCACCCATCTGTTGATAGGTCGTAGCAATATCTAGCCCTCGTTGTAGTTTAGCGATTCGTGCATCAGCAGTAGTGTCGCCAGCTTCTTTTTTACGTTGTTCATCCAACAGAGCCGCGCGTAGTTGCTCGATTTTCATGACCGCTTCTCTGGCGGTCTCTTGTTCCTTACGTGTTGCGCCAGTTAAGGTTGCAATCTTATCTAGTTCTTCAATGTAGGATTTTGTGCCCTTTTCTAATTCTTTTGCATTTTTCTCTTGTAGAGTACCAAGTCTTGCTTGTAATGCCATGTACTTTGCAGTGTGTTCATACTGTTCTTCTAGTGTGATGCCCATGCGCTGGAACATCTTACTAGACTCTGATTCATACAGATTGGCAGTTACATCAGTAAACTTGGTCAGACCGTCGGCCATTGTCGTGCCGAACATCTTCATCTCTTTTGAGTTGGCGGCGACAACGGCTTTGAACTTGTCAAATTCAGCTACAGTCATGCCCATTTTGTGTAGCTTGTCCGCAATGTCTTCCATGCCGCCACTGGCAGTCATTGACATTTTACCTAATTCGTTGAATCCAGCAAATAACTTATCATTGAGTTGTGCGGCAATCTCATTCAATTCTGCTAACGTTTCGGCGGCATTGCCTGCTACTTTAGCAACCGCGCCAATTGCAACTGCACCAGCGCCAATAGCCATACCGAACCAGCCAATAGGACCTCCAAGAAGTCCTATAGCTACTGCCGCTGATCCTACAGATATCAACAGTGTGCCGAATGCTTGTACACCTTTGTTTAACTCTTGAGTAAATGTCTTTACACCACTGGCGCCAACTGCCATTCCTCTTTGGCCATTGAGTAGTTCCTTACCCATTGATATTGCCGCCTTCACTGCACCCATGAATGCGCTAGCCACTAGCTGAGATACTGCTTCGACCGCAACAAGACCTACTGTTGCCAGTTTACTACCTTTTGCCATGTCATATAAGCTATCTTTGCCTGCACCAATAATGGAATTCAGTGAGTCGAGTTGTTTTCCATGTTCAGTCGTATAACCTTTGATTGCATCGCCTGGCTTCTCAATTGCTTTGGCAGCCTTTTCCATTCGAGCAATGTTTTTCTCTTCGGCTTCGTTCTTTTTCTTAAGTGCTTTGTACTCACCGTCCT